GGGCCATCCCGTGTTTCTGTACATTCCCGATCCCCCAGTTATATGACGCCAGCGCCTTGCTCAGGTCACCGCCATTCGCCCGCAGCAACTGTGAAAGATATTTTGCTGCAGCCTGTGCAGCCTTCTCCGGATCGAAAACATCATTCCCGCGCAGCCCCATATCTCGTGCAGTGCCGTCCATAAACTGAAACAGGCCTTTAGCGCCGGCGCCGGAAACTGCAAACTGATTCCCGCCTGATTCAGTGATGGCCACACTGCGCAATAAACCTTCCGGAAGCCGGTATAGGTGTTCCAGATTGGTTAGCATCGGCTGCATCCATCCCAGCAGCTCAGCGCCAGCTTTTGTTGGTTGTGGCCGCTTAACTGACTGTCCGTGTTGTTCAGGGTCATCCCCCCCAAACCAGCCGCGAACCGTTCGGCCTACGCTGCGGGGATCGAATCCCCAGTGCTCTTTAATCCAGTCGGCGGCACCGTTGGCGCTGTCTGTTACCATTGGCATCGCTGACGAATTTTCGCTGCCCTGATTAAGCATCTGTTTGCCGATGCTGGCGGCATCGGCCCAGCGACCGTCTTTAATGGCATTGAGCAGGTCGGCGATCATGTTCAGCATTTTGCTGAACTCCCCCATCTGGTCGATGAAATTGCTGAAATCCCATTTCAGGGACCACGATTTGGGGTCAATGTTGAGCAGTTTCGCCAGTGCTTTCGCCAGGTCGTTAACGGTCGCTTTCAGGTCACGAACCATCTTCAGCGCGACGTCGACCTCCGGTTTCCATTTCTCCCAATCAATCAGGCTCTGGCCGCCTTCCTTCCAGGTCTGATAGTCTTCCCACAGGAGGGCGATCCCCGCCGCCAGCGCGGTAATGAGGCCAATCGGCGACATCCAGAACGTGCTGTTCAGAATGCGCAGCGCAATCGTCAGTGCGCCAAACAGCGAGATCAGTTCCCGCGTTTGCTTATCCAGTGATTGCCACCAGGTGATAAGGCTGGATGTTCCCTCAATAAGCCTGAAGAACAGGCGCCCGATGATATCCCCGAGCGTCAGAATACCTTTTATGGCTTTCGTCAGGGTCTGCTCAATGCGCGGGAAATTATCAAGGATGTGGCGCCGCAGCATGTCCAGCGAACCCGCGAGGCCACCAGCAAGATTAGAGCCGATTTTGTCACGGGCCATACCCACCATCGCGCCGAACTCGCGCAGGGAGGTCATGAACCTGTTGGAGCTTTTGGCCGCCTCGTCAGCATTGAAACCGATGGCCTTTGCCATCGCGCTGTACTGGCCGGAGAATCCCCCTAAACCCCGGCGCATCGCCATAAGGGTATTTTCATCAATGCCCAGCATCTGCGCATACTGGTTAGCCCGGTAATACGGCATGCTGCTGAGCTTCTGGCCGACGCCCGTAAAAATGGCGGCCATATCGCGCATATTCCCGCTGGCGTCCCGGGTCTGTACGCCCAGGCGGTTCAGAAAGCCTTCCGCGCCGGGATTATTACGCACAAACCGGGAGAGGCTTTCCAGCGAAGTCCGCGCCGCGTCCACACTACCGCCCACCTGCGAAACTGCGTAGCCAATCGACTGAATCCCCTGAACCGTCGCGCCGGTGCGTTGAGATGCCCAGTAGAGATTATCCAGACCGGAGGCAATTTTCGCCGTAAACGCAACAACGGACAGCGCCGCACCTTCCACCGCCAGCCCTGTTTTTATGGCATTTGCGGTGACGCCAGCAAGAACAGATTCAAATTTCTCGTATCCGGCTTCATCAATATCAAAGCCAAGGGAGACGAGAAAATCTTTAATAGTCTCAGCGTTCATTATCCTCTCTCCATTTCTCAATACGGCGCTGGTTGTCAGCCTTAACGGCCAGATGGTCATTCATCAGCGCGATATCGCACAGATCGACTGATCCATCCTTCAGCGCGTAATAAGGGATTAACCCGGCGTCAACCGGGTCAAGGAGATAAGACAGCCCGTCAGGCAGGCTGTTGAGGGTTAACCCTGAGTCTGGTCCGGCGTCTCGCTGGTAAGGCTCACGGGCAAAAAATTTCCCAGCGAATCGGCGACCACCCGCGCCACCAGCTGCAGCATGATCAGGAGATTGATGTCATCAAACATCAACTCACCGCTGTTGAAAACAGGCGTCCAGACCGTCCCGTTTTTTCGGGCCACAACCGACAGGCAAGGATGAATTATCGAGTTGGTGTCTTCCTCTTTCATCGAGGCCAGTTCGTCAGCGATACGCGGCAGCAACGTTTCAAATACTGGCTTAAGCTCATCAAATTTTTTGGAGTCAACCTTACCGTCTGCTGGCAGCAGGGAGCGAATGCTCCCGAAGTCAGTCATCATCCCTGCGAGAAGCGGCAGTAGTTTGCGTGTAACCTTGAGCTGATCAAACACGTTGAGTTTTGCGGCGCGGTATTCCACGCCATTAATATTGCATTCCATCTGTTAGAACTCCCCGAGAACTTCGTCAATCTTGCCGCAATCAAATACCCAGGCGACCGTTCCGGCTACCTTCGGGTTATTCCAGTCAGGCTGTTTCTGGAAAGCACAGGAGCGCGCCGTACCGATATCACCGGACACCCTGTTACGCACGACGATCACGTTATTTCCCCACAGCGCTGACGACATGCGCTGCGCGTTGTACATGATGGAAAGTTTTTTGTTCAGAGGGGATGTTTTAAGCAGGGTGACGGTAATAACGCCACTATTGCCGCCGTGGAGGCTGTGCATCACTTCACCGTCAGAACCGATAGTCATCGTGTTCTTTGCCTCGGTCATCGTGACCGTGATCCCCTCTTCGGAGTTGGCAGAACCAGCCCCAAGATCTAATGAACCTGTCGGCCCGGAAAGAGAAGCCGAAATATCAAGAAAAGAGTAAGTACCCATTCGATTCTCCTTAACGAACCACGGTAATTGCTACATCGCCGTAATGAACGGCCCCGGCCAGTTTCGCGGCCACCTGAATCGGTACGCCTTTACGCGCTTCACGATCGGTCTGCAGCTGGTTGTCCACAGTATCCGCCCAGGTGTAATACCCTTTGGTCAGGGTGTCGCCGGTTCCGAGTTGCCCCATTGGTCCGCCAGTCCAGATACCTGGTGCAAACAGACCGCTTTTGTCGGCCACATCCAGCACTTTTTCGATGTTGGCGATTCGGGTCGTTGTACCAGCATCGGTCTGTGGGATCTTCGTGGTGCTGGTGTAAAGCGTGTTGTAGTCGGCTGTCTGTACTGCGTTCTGCAGCCAGTCGAGCCCGTGACGCTCATCGAAGAAATCGCCGTTACACATCACACCCTATTCAAGGATGGCTGTATCGTTTTCGTAGTACACGTAAACGTTACAGTTCTTCGCTTCCAGAGCATTCGCCTGTGATGTACCGATGGTTTCGTAGGTGATGCCAGGCAGTTGCTTGAACTTCAGGGTGATAGTGGTATTGCTGCCGGTGAAGTTGACCGTAAACGCACGTCCAAACGCTGACAATGCAGCATAGGGACTGGTAGATGAATACTGGATATAGGTCCGGCTGTATTTTGCGGCCTTCAGTTTGGTAGCCAAATCGGTTTCAACCGCCGAGCTCAGAATATCCGCTTCGCTCGAAGTTATAGCCAGGATTCGCGAAACGGTCGCAGACTCGATCGCCGACGAAACGGAGATCAGGTCAGCATCATCCGGATAGTCAGCCACCGGAACGGCCAGATGCAGACCATACCAGGAGTTGTAATCCAGCAACGCGTTAACCGCCTGCAGCAGAGTTTCAGTAGGGCCAGATTCAGCCGAAGTGAGGCTATCAATCCAGCGACCAACATACAGTTGCGTCGGACGCGGTGACTGGGAGAACCAGACTACAGCTGCTTTGTATTCCTCACTGTCGACGCCGAAATCATCTCCGATATCTGCCGGATCGGAATACAGGCGCAGACGCTCGGTGATAGGAATAACAGTGGAATTACCCAGAATCAGCATCGAACCGAAATTTCGGCCCTGCGCAGCTCTGGCAGAAAGCGTCACGGTTACGTTGGTGACGCGGTTTAAAGGCAAGCCTTTCGCCATGATCAATCTCCGGTTGAGATCGCGACATTACCGTCGACGATAGATTTAATGTTGTATGTGCGCGTGACTTTGCGGCGTATCTTCACCGTGATGTCATAACGGCGTAGCCACTGCTGGTTGATAAGTTCAGGAAAGGGGGTAATGGAACTGACATCGCCTAATGTCAGCCCCATCCGATTTAGTTCGGAGTTATTCTGCTCAACAGATATCCCATCGCGGAAAATAGAGGCAAACTTCATTCCTGAAGGACCGTAAAATGATGCCATTGCGACAAATGTTTCGTGTCTCCATAGCTCTGTTCCGGAATCTGTTTGCCTGATGAATGCTGGATTATCATCAATGGGCCATTCGATGATGCCAAATGCGCACCAGTTCGTTTCAACTGGCAGCAGTGGCGGTTGATCTTTCTGCCATCGGGGGCGAACCATTCCAGTCGGCAAACCGGAAACGTTGCGTACCCACTGGCTTAACAGCCTGTCGAGCGCCTCGTCATAATCCGGGTCGCCGCTGACAGGTGTAAGCCATCCCGGCTCCGTACTGGAATTATTGCTCAACGGGAAATCCTCCATCGAACGGCAGCAGCTCGCAATGCGCCTGTACAAAGCCGGCGCCATATGCGGTGTACGGGTCGACGAATGTCACACGATAATCACGGTTCTGATACGTCACGATATCGGCATCACGGCCAGTCTGCCCCTGCGTGAGTCGCTCAGTCGTCACGATAAGGATTGCTCCACTGATAACCTGCCCGGACTGCATGCGGCGGTTTTCCAGTGAACGGTCAATGGTAACAACTCCGGCAAACTGCGTTTTAACTTCGCTGTCGCTACCAATCCCGTCTTCGTCCACTGTCTGTACCCGACGCGTTACCCAAAGGTTGAAGTCACAAAAATCCGGGTCGAAAAGAACATCGGTTACATCAAGAATCGGCATCTTTATCCCTCACTACATGGGTTATTGAGGCGAGATATTTGCCAGTATCGTAAAGAGGCTTAGCCAAAGTGGTGCCCGGAGATTCACCAGCAGCACGCCGCGCAAGTTCCGCTTTCGCACCTTTACGCCCACGGCGCGCACGCGCTTCAACTGTGCTATCTGCAAGCGGAGTAAAATTGGCAGCTTTGATGTGATTTTTCACCCCTCTTGCAGCCACTGTACCTGCGCGGTTGAGTGCTCTTTCCGCTCCCGCCGCATTACCATCAAGCGCAGCCTGTGCCGCAGCTTTAAGCTGTGGCATCGTCTGGTCTTCAACTGATTTAACGCCGGGTACAAGATGCGGACGTGGTGGGATGTTTTGTGCAGGTGAACCGTATTCGTTGATATACCCAATCCCGGCATTACCGAACGACACATCATCCCGATCGCTGTCTTCCGCAGGGATACCGACCAGCACATCCTTTTTGGTTAGCGACTTTAGCGCATCCAGTATTGCCTGAGCGTTATCAACCCTCGTTGTTACACCGCTTTTGAAACTCATAGTTGGCGTCCCCCCGCACCGAACATCGTGATCAGCTGATAAAATTCAGCGCCATACCGGGTGTTATTCCAGAAGCCTGCGTCAGGGTTTAGCGTCGCGCTGGTGTCATAGCTGACGCTTACCTTGTCAACGGACTTGGAGGACTGAACACCATTGGTTGAACCGCCCGAACCGCCAACCAGCATCACCCGGCTATCTGCCGCCCAGAGCGTCATATAGTGCGCAACGAACAACTCGGCAAAGTACGGAAACAACTTTTTGCCGGTGACGTTTTCGCTCAGTAGTTCATCGGCCAGATTTAGACGGAACTCGATTTGGACGTCGGGATATTTTGCCGGGTCAGCAAACTGCGGGAAGTCGCGGCGAAAATCACTTACTGTTGGCAGGCTTTGATTCTTTGGCATCTTTCGCCCCATTACCGCCAGTCCGGGCGGAAGTAATCTGCGCCTGCAGGCTGTCGTTCTGCTCCTGCAGCTTGAGCAGAGCGTCTTTCAGATCGGCAATCAGTTTATCTTTATCGGCAATCTGCGCCTGAAGGCTGTCAATAACGGGTTGCTGGTCATCAGTTTCATTCGATCCGCTTTCGGAAAGCTCAGCGTGCGCCCGGGTAAACCAGTGCGACGCGACCTCTTCTGGTACGTTATGCCGTCCCCGGCCAAACTCCTGTTTTGACTGATCGCCGAGCGTCAGCGTAAACGGGGTGTGAACATGGATGG